TAACTGCAACACCAGTCTTACGTGCCTTATCGGCTGCGGCTTGCTGCGCCTTACGTGCAGCTTCTTCCTTGGCCTTACGATCCGCTTCCTTAGCTGCCTCTTGAGCAGCAAGAACCTTTGCACGGACCTCAGGGTGAGCGAAGATTGCCGTTTCATACGCACCGTCTAGGTCAACCTGACCATTCTTAAGTGGCACGGCTCCTGAAGCAATCAGTTGAGCCATAAGTCCACGCACTTCCTGGAAATGATCCTTACCTTGTGACCAATTGGTAAGAATTTCCTGGGTCTTGGCTTCCGACTGCTGCTGGAAAGTGCTCTCAAGGCCACCAATGCGGTTGGTGACACCCTGTTCCAGGCTAGCAATCTTAGCCGTCATGTCGTGGATCAACTTCTGAACGTACTCCGGAAGCTGACCTTCAGGCTGTTGCTCTTGTCCCGGCTGGCCTTGCTGACCAGCTTGTGCAGCCTTAGCTACTTCTGCAATCTTTGTCAGATCATAGTTGAAGCTTTGAGCAAGGGCAGGAAATGCCTGCCCTGGGTTAGCAGCTAGGGCCTGGAACCAGGAGAAGAGCTGATGAATAGCCTGACCAGGGGTCTTGTTGAAACGCCTGATTGAATCGATGTGGGGTGACAGAGCTTTTTCAATATCGTCGTACTTACTCTTAAGCTCTTGCACACCCTTGGCCATATCCTGTTCACGCTTTACAACGGCTTGCTGGATGGCAGGCGGAGTCTTAGCCCATTCGGCCTTGGCTTCCTTTGAAAAAGCCTCAGGTGCAGGAACAACTTCCTTTGGCGGAGTTTCTGCCGGTGGAGTTCCCTCTGCGGCCTCAACCTCAGCCTTAGGAGGCTCAACTTCGGCACCACCAGCAACCCTACGAGCCTCACGCGGCTTCTTTTCAGCTCGTTCACCTGCCTTGCGGGTATCTTCAAAGCCCTTTTCTAGGGACTTTCTAATTGCTGAGCGGCCAGAACCAGGACCATCAGGTTTTTCCTCTGGTACTTCCGGTACTTCTGGCGGCGAAACTACTTCTGTTTCAACTTCTGAACCAACTTCTGCTTCAGGGGCATAAAGAGGACGGAACTTATCAAGCCACATGGTTATTCTCCATATCAGGCGGGTTGTCCGGCCTGTTCTTTGGTTGCACTACACTAGAAACTCGAAATTATCGAGACTTAAGATATTCTATAGCACGCCGAATATCATTTACACGTTGTTGCCGGTCAAGGGATTTTGGCCTCCTTGGCTGGGTTAGTGTTTTTAATTCGTTTCCAACCTCAATACAGCCGTGAGCCTTGGTTGCTTCCCGAAACTTATGTTTACTGGTGTAGTATTTCCCATCAGCCATGTGACGGGTAGCGGCCATTTCGTCAGTAATTGCATACGGAGCAGAAGATGACGAATGTTTGGGGCCAGCAAGCTCCTTATCAATCACCTTGCCGTTACGATACACATAGGTTGGCATTACGCAGCTCCCTGTTCACTATCACTTGGAGGTGGTTCAGGTGGATTTAGAAGCTTCTGGTACTCAATCTGAAGCTTGATCTTTTGAATTTCCATGTCCATTTGCTTCATAGACATTTCCATCTTCTTCATTTCAATATCAGCCTGTGAATTTGCCGCTTCACCAGCATTTTCCACTTGCTGACGCTGAACTTCTGCCTGTGCCTGCTGCGAATCTTGAGCCATCTTTGCGTGGGTCTTTTCTGAATCCATAGCAAGACGGGCATTATCTCCTTGTGACTTAGCATCCACTGCTTTCATTTTAGATTTAGCAGAAATCATTGATGCCTGAGCCGTAATAAGCTGAGGATTCGGCTTATTCTGTTGTGCAATTGCACGCTCCTTAGCTGTACCAGCCGCAGAATCGCAGAATTCTTCAATTGCTGACTCCAAATCACGCCCAACGTGGAAACCACGCACACCAAATTGCAGGAATTTACCCAAAAGCGGGGTAATTTCTGGAACTGCTGCTGAAAGCTGGACCGATTCCGACAGGAATTTGGTAACCGCTTCAATAAATTCGATGCGGTCAGCCTTCTCTTGCTGAGAATCTCCAAAGACTGTTGAGTCGACTTCGATGTCGACACGGAATCCACGCATCCTTTCATCACGAATTAGCCGAATAGCATCAGCAATTCGCTTCATACCCTCCATCTTCGCCTGCATTTCAGGCGGCATAGGCGGAGGAGCCATAGGTACAGGCGGGCCTCTAAATGGAACTACGTTAGTTCCAGTAGGTGGCTGTGGTGGCTGCTGTGGCGGACCAGGCGGCTGAGGAGAAGATGGGGCGGCACCCCCAGGAGGAGGAAAAGGTGCCGCCCCTGGCCCAGCAGGTGCAACGGGAGGAGGTCCCTGCGGGGCGGACTGCGGAGCTGAAGGCCCTGGACTTGATGGTCCAGGCTGAGCCTGCTGCATCATACTTAATACTTGTGGGTCAATATCGCCAAGTCCTTCTTCATATAAAGCGCCAGAAACATCAATTAATGATTGAGGAGAAAAGTGCTGAGCCATGACGTCCGCCATGATGCGGATTACGTCACGCGCAAACCTAGCCACCTCGTTCTGACGACGCTGAAGGCGGGTACCCGAAGTATTTGTCTTTAGGCGCTGAGCGCCTAGGGTTTCACGGGCATCTGTTGTACCACGCATAATATCGCTGATGCCGGTCAAGCGATCCATTTCAACGATACACTTGTCCTTGATCTTGGTCAGTTCATCAATGACGCCCATAATCTCCTTCAATGGAAGGAGAGAAATCTGACCTGAAACTCCGCCCTTGTCTGCAAACGCAGCCCAATCGTCAACCGGGATCAATTCGTTCTCAACAGACTCAGAGAACATGCGCTGCACGTCCTTAGCCTGTGCGTTATAGACGCCGGTCACCTTACATGCCTTAGTCAGCATGGATAGACGCATGGTCAATTCGTCAATTTGAATTGCCTGATCCTGATACTCAATATAGTCCGGAACCGGAACCAAAGTATTGGTAGTCTGGTTCGAAATAATTGGACGTGGGCAAGGGAAGAAGTTCTCTAGCTGAAGAGGGTCGTCCTTTTCATCAAGCAGAAACTCGTAACCCTCAGCTATCCAAAATACCTTACGGTCAGTTAGTGACCAGACTTCATAGACAATTGCCTTGTCGTCAGGGTCTAGGCTTGGGCCGTCATATGAGGCGTTGGACCTATCGTCCTTACGCTTGGGCACACCCTTGGCAACAATACGGCCAAATCTGCGCTTTAGTTGATCGTTGGTGAGATACACCCTTCGCGCAACCGCTGTCACCTCCTTCCAAATGCGAGCATTGTTAGGAAAGGCAAAGAAGTCAGACCAATGAATGTAATCAACAGGTGTAGATTCCCGCGTAATCCTATCACCTGTCTCCCGAAGTTTTTCCGTCTCCGGGGACTCGTCGTCAGGCTCAATCTCACCTAAAGCATCGTCCATATCCATGTTACCTTCGGTGGTAACACTGATGCTTTCCTCAAGTTCTGGCTCATAACGAACCCAAAGGGTGCCACGGCCAGCCAACAGATAGTCCCTGACAGCGCATTGCATTGCGTCGTCAAAGCCACACACTTCGATTTCATTTCTAAGGCCGCGCTCAAGCATTTGAGACGCGCCACGGCCAGTGGGGTCCTTGTCCTTGAACCGGCGTTCAACAATAGGAACCGGGCACTTGCCGTAAACGGCAGGAGTTAGAATTTCTGTGTTTGACCACAAGGCGTTATAGCGGCGAACCCCACTTTCGTTAAGGTTTGCCCGCTCGTCACGGTAACGCTTCTCAATGCCTTCGGCACGCTTCACCCACCGCTTGTAGCGGGTATCCTCCTTGACCTTATCAAGCTGCTTCTTCCAAAACGCAGCTAAGCGGCGTGACTCGTCGCCGCCTAGTGGCCCTGAAAGTTCGCTTAGTTCAACAGGCATTAATCTTGCGCCTTATGGGAGGTAATCAAGTTCTGATCGAGTTGCTTTATTTTGTACTGACGATCAGTTTCATTCCTGTAATGGTTCATTTCCTGCTCTGAACGAAGTCGCATCTTCGCCAGTTCTAGCTCGTTTTCAACTTCCTTCGCACTTTTCTTCGTTAGAAAGGTCACAACGATAACACAGATGCAAACAAAAAGAACGCCCAAAGCAAAGGCGGATGGAACATCAAGAATACCTACAAGTAAAGCGAACATTTACATCTCCACTTAATAAAGATCAGTTATACGCTGACCTGGGGCATAAAATCCCCAAGATTTTGGCATTTGCCTATCCCCCTGCCAACCAAGAACAGTTCCCTTTATTTGAGCAGTTTTTGGAACGTCCTCAGTAGTCCAAGGAGGGGATGATTTCAAAACATTCTCATTCTTATAATTTGATCTATTAGCTACGTTTCGTGCTTCAACTTCCCCAGTAGTATTCCAATATAATTTATCTGCTTCAGATGGTGGATA